TCTTCTAGATTTCTTTTCTTGATCAAGAGCAGCTTCACCAGCTTTTTTTATCTCAAGTTCATAAAGATTATTTACAGTCTCAAGTATTGAAGAAAGTGTTTTATTTAATTCAACAAATTGATCTTGAGGTATAGGTTGCTGTACAACTTGTTGTTGTGGAACTTCAGTAACTTGTTGTCGTAATTCTGCGGTTTTTTGAGATAATGCTAAGAGACCAGCACCAGGTAAAGATAATTTTTTAGATACAATATTACCAACACCACCAAGACTATCTACAGTTATCTTTTTGGGTTCTGGTTTAAATCTTCCTTCAATTCCCCTTATTCTTTTTCTTTCATTTGCAAGAAGTGCAAGTTCTTCTTGAGGTAACTTATTTGCACCTTTAATCATAGCCTCCCGAAGGAGAGTCATATAGGTATCATAATCTAAGTCAAAAACGTCCTCAAGACCCAGTAGCCTTAAAATCCTTTCATCAATTTGTTCGGATACTGGGTTCATGTTATCCCTTGTTGCAACTTGTGTTTGAGTTCTTCTTCTTCCAGATGATCCTTAAGGAGTCCGACATAGATATCTCTCTCCCAAGGTATCATATTTTCAATCTCCGTTAATGAATATTTATGATACTGCATTAACGCAAAATTAAGTTTGAAGTAGTTCTCAAGGTCCATGTGGACCATACCTATGCGAAAAAACTTGAGAGTCCCTCCAATATAATCTCATTTTCTACACCAGTATTTGGATTCTTTACATGAATAGTATGAGAGAGTTTTGGCATCGTTTCAAAAAACTTCTCAATTTGTTTGAACTGGCTTGAGTTCATCTGTTCGAGAAATTCTTCAAGTTCCTTTTTAGTAACATCCGAAGAGCTCCAAACTTCCTCTTCATTATAAATTTTATCAATACAAGAAGCAATCAAGTCAAATGATTGATCCATTGCATTATCAGTATTAAAATCAAAATTACTCTTGATAAACTGATCTAATGATGGATATTTCATTTCCATCACCAAAGAATCATCTAGTTTAATTTTATTACTATGATCTGGATTTTTTATTACTTGAATGTCATCTAAAAGAATTTTAACAGGAACAGTAGTAACTCCATCGTCTTGACAAATAATATTTAATTCAACTTCTTCTCCAACTGATTTACATCTAATATTGAGGAAAAGATATTCAATATCAAAAGTGGGAAGTGTTTCTACTTTAATTCCTCTCGTTTCTATACAATTTTTGATAACTGTTTTAATAGCAGTGGTAATCTGTTTAGGATCTTCAGATTCCATTGCAAGAACTAAAAGCTTTTCTTCTCTTACAAGAAAAGGTCGATACTTGATTGGTTTTCCTGTAGATGGCAACTCAAGTTCATAAGTTGGCGTCGAAATCTTAGGTAAAGGCATAATATCCTATAGTGTTTTCAGTACGATTATTTATTGTCTAAAATAAAGCCCCAGATCCAGCTGACTTATTATACAATGGATTTTCAATTACAGTTTGTCTGATTTTACTATTTTCATCCAATCCTATTTGAGGATCTCCATAAGTTGGAGGAATCTCTGAAGGAAATGCTGGGTTTGGTACACCATTAGGTGTTGATGGTTTTGGTTCAGTTTCAATCGATTGTTGTCCAGTAGTAAAAATATATCGATCATAGTTAAATGAAACTCGACATCTCAAGATATCAGAATTTTGATAGGAGACTGGCATCGAACTCATCGCAATTGGATATGCATTAATAAATTTATACTCTAATAAATCTCCTTTGAAGTCTCTTTCAAATTTTGTAAGATAAATTACTTTTTTATATTCATTAGGATACTTTACTCTGTAAAAAAATCCACCAAGATCTTCCTGAGTATCATTTGTAATATATCTTATCCAGGATTCAAAAAATAAAATTATTTTATATCCTTGAGAATCTCTATGATCAACATAAAAATTTAAATCAATTGTCTGATCATAAGCTTTTCTGTAAGCAAATCTCTCAGTAATACCAGTAAAATCATCCGTAACTTCATTGGTAAACAAAGAAGATCCTGGTAGGGCAGTTTCATAACAAGATAATGAAAGCAATTCTGTATCATGAAATTTATCTATTTCACCAATACCTGTTGGGGGAATATTACATTGAAACGTTGAAGTTAAAGCAGGTCGAAGTAACTTTTCCTTTACCTGAAACATCTTTACAGGTTGTGGCTTTGGAGCAGGCATCTATAAATACTATTTGACCCGATATATTATGTATAATGGCAGAAAGCATTAAGAGTCGTTATAAACCTGAGTATCCAAACAAGTATAAAGGTGATCCCAATAATATTATTTGTCGTAGTAGTTGGGAAAGAAAATTTTGTCGGTGGTGTGACTTAAGTGAAAGTGTATTGGAATGGGGATCAGAAGAGTTCTTCATTCCATACTTTGATCCAACCACTAGTAGAGTCAGAAGATATTTCCCAGACTTTATTATCAAGGTTCGTGAACAGTCTGGTGAAATTAAAAAGTATGTGATTGAAGTAAAACCAAAAAGGCAAACCATGCCTCCTGTTCAAACAAGTAAGAAGAGAACAAAAACTTATATCAACGAAGTGAAAACTTATGCCATGAATGAAGCTAAGTGGAAAGCAGCTCAAGAATGGTGTAAGGATAGAATGATTGAATTTAAGATAATTACAGAAGATAATCTAGGTATCAGATAATGTCAAGAATAGAACTTCTCAAGAAAAAACTAGATGGTTCTGAAGATGCTGACATTATTATGATGAACATTCTTGAAATATTCAGAGAAATTGAATATGTTCCAGATCCTGGAAACTACTACACATTCATATACTATCCAAAAACTGAAGGTATTCGATATGATGAACATCCTTTAGTTGCCGTAACTGAAATAGAACGATGGGGATTTAGAGGATTTAATTATCATTGGGGAATGATGAGAAACTATACATGGCAAGAAGTTGTAGGTGCTTGCCATCTTGTCCAACCAGATGAGATCGATTATCTTCGTTCTTTACCTTATGGCAAAATCAGAACTAAATAGATAAAAAAGTCTATAATGTCTCATACTCTACAAAAAATTGAGATACTTAATCCTCTTGTAATTGGGGAGGATTTCTAATGGCAACTGTTAAGAGTGGAATTAATAAAGTCGGAAATAATTATTACCAATCTATAACTCAAGAAAACTCTGATGGGAGTGTAGGAACTACTTTTTATCGTGTTGATGCTCAAGGAAATAATGGAGTTCCAATTTATGACGTTGATAAATCGGCTGGATCGGACGAATTAGTAAAATCTTTTGATCCTAATGCAACCGAAGAAGAACAGAGACTTCTTTCAGATCCAAACTCACAATTAAGTCAAGTTAGATCTCAACAAGTTATTTCATCGAACCCAAATGCTAATGTTGATCAACAATCATCATTATCACAAGCAGGTGGAGGTAGTGGAAATCAAGCAACTATCGACGAAAATCAACCTGGAGCCGCTGGAGGATCTACACCCACAGAACCAAACACAGAAGAACAACAACAATCACAAAGTCAAGATTTAAGATATCCAGTGGATATGACATCTGCTCAAGATACTATAGTATTCACAGCTGTTGAATATATCCCTCCAGGTTTAAACCCAACAGGAGGTGGAACCGGAAGAGTTGCTGCCGCACGCAATAGTCAAAGATCCACAAAAGGAACAGTAACATTACCAATACAGTCTCAAATTAGTGATGGTAATATTGTCGGTTGGGAACAAGGTTCGCTTGATGAAATAACAAGAAAAGCTTTAAATTTTGCCACTAATGTAGTTAAAGGAACAGTAGGAAACTTTGAAGAAAGTATTTCTAAATCTATAACAGAATTTACAAATAAAACGAGTCAAGACTCTATGCTAGCTCTTTTAGCTGAAAAAGTTATTGGAATACAAAATTTACAGGGAAGAACTGGGGGAATTTTAAATCCAAATATAGAACTTCTTTTTACAGGGCCTGGACTTAGAGAATTTTCTTTCAACATCAAAATGTCACCAAGGAGTAAAAAAGAATCCGTCCAAGTAAAGTCTATTATAAAATTCTTTAAACAAAATATGGCGCCAAAACGTCAACAAGATAATTTATTTTTAAAAGCTCCTAATACATTTTTGATAAAATATCAAGGAGCTGGAGAACAGGGATTGAATAAAATAAAAGAATGTGCTTTGTTAGGATGTTATGTTAATTATACTCCTCAAGGAACATATATGACGTATGAGGATGGTACAATGGTTTCATATTTTATGCAACTTTCATTCCGAGAAATTGAACCCGTTTATGATGTGGATTACAAAGATAATCACCCAATCGGATTCTAAAAATGACAAGACCTTACTTCAGACAAGTTCCTAACTTTGAATACGTCAGCAGAGTTTCTGGGGAACAAAATATTTCGGATTACATTGAGGTAAAGAATCTTTTCAAAAAAGGAAAGTTAAGAGATGATATTTTTGGAAATTTAAGTTATTTTACTAAGTACAATATTATTGGAGATGAAAGACCAGATAATGTAGCTTATAAACTTTATAACGATTCAACTCTTGATTGGGTAGTTCTTCTTTCCAATAACATTCTGAATATTCAGTCAGAATGGCCTATGACTCAAGTGGTGTTTGATCAAGTAATGCTTGAAAAATATGGTTCTTATGAATCACTTTACTCCAGTATTCACCACTACGAGACTGAAGAAATTAGAGATTCGAAAGGTAGAATAGTCTTGAGAAGTGGTCTAAGAGTTTCACCAACTTGGAAGACAAATGGTAACTTCGTTGAAATTGTAAATGCTCAGATAGATTCAATTTCTTCTGGAGATGGATCAATACCATCAACAGTAGTTACAGTAGTTCTTGTTAACTCTATTCCTGGATTAGAAGTTGGAGATCAAGTGAACATTAATAATGTTTCCGAAAATCAATACAATGGGTCACAAATTGTTGATACCATTTTAACTCAAGAAGGTTCTAATGTAACCTCGTTTACATATGTTCTTCCTTTTACTCCTAATGTTGCCTCTCCGACAATGGCATCGCCAAGAAAAGAGGAAGTTCTTTTTGTAATTTCAGAAACATCATCAATTTCAGCAAACTCATACTACTATGAATATTGGGATGCAAGTCTAGGATACTCAGTTTATGTTCCATCGACAGAATTTGTGAAGTCAGTTACAAATTTTGAGTACGAAATACAAATCGAAGAAAATAAAAGAAATATATTTACTCTTAAACCACAGTATTTAAATGTAATCTTTAATGATCTTGATGATATTATGCCATATAAAAAAGGTGGCAGTCAGTATGTGAATGCCACCTTAAAGAGAGGAGAAAATATTAGACTGTTTGAATAATCAGTCTTCAGCCAGTCGTTGGAAATAACTCAGAGCATCATCCTCATCTTCATCAGAAGTCTCGATCTTCGGAAGTGAAGGTGACTTACTGCGAGCATAAGACTGTTCCAGTTCTGCAATCACACTCTCTTCCTTAGAGGGAGTTTGAGTGTAAGAATCGTACTCATCTTCCTGTTCTTGAACAGCAGCACGAGCAGACTTCTGACCCAAAACATACTTCAGACGCTTTTCAAGATCTTCATATGACTTGAACTGATCAGGAGCAACAATAGCAGAGAGAGAATACTCTTTCTTCCATAGTGCTTCCAGAGCATCATCATCATCCAAAAGTGATGAGGGAGAATCAAACTCAGACTTATCGTAGTTCCAGTAACCTTCAACCTTACGAATCTTCAGACGGAAGTTAGCACCACCCCAGAAGTCAAAAGGATTGATGGGTTCTTCATCTTCAAACTCGGGTTGCATAGCATTCAGGATCTTATCAAAGATCTTCTTACCGAACTTGAACAGGAAGACTTTACCTTCGTTCTCAGGATGTGCAGGATCTTTCACAACATAGATGTTGCTGTAATAAGACAATTTACGCTTCTGTTTACGAACAGTTTCTTTGTCCTTATCACTACCACTGTTCCACAGTTCACGATTGTGTTCAGACACAGGATCCTTCTGACCAATAGTAGTCAGAGAGTTCTCAATGTACCAACCACCAGGACCTTGGAAGGCATGTGCATACATCTTAACCCAGGGGAGTTCTTCACCTTCGGGTGCAGGAAGGAAACGGATAATGGCAGAACCAACACCAGTCTTATCCATTTCTGGTTTCCAGAAACGTTCGTCTGCTCCACCACTCGAACCAGTGTTCATTTTCTCTACTTCCTTCACCAGTTTCTCGGTGAGAGAACCCAGTTTGGATTGCTTTTTCAGATTTTCAAAAGACATTTGTATACCTCGGATTGTTTGGATTTGGCCTTTGTGTACCCCACCAGTCTACAGGTCGGAACCTGTCTTGTCAATACGTTCCTTCATGGACTCAAGCAGTTGTGTCATGTTGTTAAAGATGACATTCATATCGACATTATCAGGGAGTCCCATCATAGATGCAGACTCTTTGATTCTTTCTTTCATCCTGATGGCCTCAGGATCATCGGAAAGTTTCAGACGAGTATAAAGAATCTGTTGTTTATTCAACAGTTTCTCTAGAAGAGCAACATGAAATAACTTTTCCTCTTTATTCATACGAGGAAATTCAAATACATTTCTGTATACATCTTCTTGTAATGCTGAGATTTCAGCCATCTCTGCACGAACAAGATCGGAATCAAAAAAACTCATGTTCCTCCAACAATCTGCTTGAGTATCTTTTTGTAATGGAATACATCTATATGTAGGAACGGAGAATACTTCTTTATTTTTAGACTGACGGTTTCCCACACAGGATCTTTTAGTTTCTTATCAAAGTTCTTCCCGAACAGGAATATCTTATCATATATGACCAGTGTTTCCAGGCTAATATTACCTACCAGGAACATTTTTAAAAGGGGTGGATGTCCCTTTGAACAGTCAAATATTTCTTCAAACTTATTTTCAAATAGTTGTTGAGACTCTTCCTTAAACAAATAGGATAGAGATTGTATTCTTTTTTGCCAAGACCTATATCTCGATTCACCTTCCTTGATCATCTCTCCAATCCATACAGTCTGAGGATCAGTACAACTTACAAAGTTTGCTACAAAGAAATCTATCACTTCGTTATCTTCTTTCTGACGTGATAGTTTCTCGAACCAATATCGATCCTTCCTCTTATAAAAGGATTGAAGAGATGCTCGACTTTTACCTTGATACTTGTGATAATCGTAAGAGTCTTTCGTAAAGTGACTCTTCAGGGCAAGGTAAGTCTTATAAGTATCAAAAGGCACCATTCAAAAAAAGTAATATAGGGATTTTTACCGGGAAAATTTTTCCCCCTAAAATGGAATTAAAAGACCAATCTGGCTCGGGAGGTCTTCTTAAGGAAGTTCAACTCCATAGCCTCATACTTAATCTTTTCCTTTAGTGGTTTGGAAATAAGTTTCGGAACAGACTCAACATCGATACTATTCTTCTCACAAAAGTGAACGATAGCATCAATATAACTCATATCCTCATTATGTTGTACAAGATTCTCGATCTCTTGGGCAAATCGAGAAGGACAGAAAAACTTATTCTCTAGTGCTTTTTCTAATTCATTCTCCATTTGACCTAACACAGTGATGTACAATCTTTTTCCTCAACTTTTGTTCATTCTAACACATAAAAATAAAAAGTCAAGAAACCTGTTCAAGTTTATCGTTGACAAATTTCTTGATGTATTGTGTAAGTAGTCTAATATATTTTGATTTATCGTATTCTTCGTAGACCTCTACTTCTCCGTTCTCACAAGTCATAATGATCACAAACTTCTTAACTGAGATTCCAGTGAGTTCATGAAGCATACATGCATATGCACAACACTGAACGAAGTATCCATCAATCCACTCTCGTGGTTTTGGTTGTTTAGAATTTTTAAAATCGATGATGGCAAGTTCACCATCAAATTCTGCAATACAATCTACAGTTCCAGCCACACCCAAGTATTGACTATAAAGTGAACCTTCAAGGGTGTAGATATTATTTATACGATTGAATGCAGGTTTTGCAATCTTAAAGAGATGTTCTGAAATAGGTTGAACATCGGATAGATTCCGATTATGCAGATAATCTTCGACGAGTGTATGAAGATCTGTTCCCCGACTAGTCGCTTTTCTTGTGATTTTGTTTGCTTCTTCTTCACCAACTTTAGCTCTCCAAAAAGCAAACTTATCCTTATTAAAGTGACTAATAATAGAGGTGATGGAAACAAACTTTTGGAGTTCTTCTAAAGTTGGAACTTTATAATAACGAACTCCATCAATCATCTCCCTCTCAAGTTGAGGGAGATCCAATTCAACATGATTAAACATTACAATCCAAGTTCCATCTTAGCAATAATATATTCCTTACAAAGTCCAGAACGAACAATATCCTCTGCACCAAACTCAATGATATCAAAAGAAGGCATGTTTTGAAGAATTCTCATGAAGTCTACAATACCATTCTTTTCGTTAGTCTTCACAAGATCCGATTGAGTCGCATCACCACAGAACATAATCTTAGAGTTCTCACCTACACGAGTAATGATACTATCAAGTTCATGAAAGTTCAAATTCTGGAATTCATCAACGATGATGATTGCATTATCCAGAGTAGTTCCCCGAATAAAAGAAGTACTCCAGAAACTAATTGTACCTTGAGTCTTAAGATTTCCATAAAGCATTTCAAATGCAGAGTCATCAGGCATCTCAAACATGTACTTCACCATGTTCTTATAAGGAATCTGATAAAGACTCGATTTGTCCTCATGATCTCCAGGTAAGAATCCAATCTCACGAGTAGCTACAAGAGAACGGACAAGATAGATTTTCTCATAAGGAGTCTTTTCACTCAGAACATCTCTCAAAGCATTGTAGAGTGTAATGAATGTCTTACCAGTACCAGCAGCTCCATAAGCTACAAGATTTTGTTCTAGATTATAACGATCATATAACTTCTCCTGATTGTCAGTCAGAGGCTCAATCGTCTTCATGATATCAAGATTGATTGGCTTCTTGCGTTTCATCTGTCTGTTGCTCATTCCAAAAGGTACAGGATTCAGTGATCTTTTACGTGCCATAAATCAACTAAATGGTTTTACTGTTGCGCCAGGCATTTTTGAAGCTTTACGAAGAACTTCATTCCATCCTGGATTTTTCTTAACAAGTTTTTCTTGCCATTCACCTACCTCACCAACTCCAGCACATCCCTGAGACCAATCTTTATCCCAATCTGGATTATCTTTTCTCCACTGCTCATAGACAGCAACTGTCATGACAAGTTCTTGAGTCTCACCTGTCTTTAAATTTTTAACTGGATATACTGGCATAGTTAAGAATAATGTATAGGGATATTTATTCGATAGTAATAGATGGCGCATCATTACACTCAGAGCATCCTTCACGAGTCCAACCAAGTGCTTCAGATACAGCAGGGAATTGACAAGTAAAGATGCAACGAACAAGTTCTGCAATTTCCATGTGTTCCTTTTGTGTTCCATGCGAAGAACGAAGATCAATATAATGTACCCATGACCTTACTGAACCGGTCATGTAGAGTCTTGTGGGGGTTGCCAAGGGGAGTACAAACCTTGCACACTCCTTTGCCACACCTTTCTCCAGAAGACGGTTATAGAGTCTCAGACCATGCTCAAAATGAATACGAATGTCTTCAGTCAGAGTCAGTTTCAAATAATCAGGAATATCATCAATTGAGTTCTGACGATTCTTATCATCCTGACGACGAAGTTCGGGAAGAGGAATGGTCTTATTCAGAAGATTCGTATCAGCATATCGTTGTGAAAACTCTTGATATGTGAAGGACCTATGACGCAAAATCTGAGCGGCAATTCCACGAGTAGTATTAATCTCTACAGTCATCGTTGCTTGCTCAAAGATACTCCAGTGTTGATGTTGAATACAATACTTGAGCAATCCAGAGAACTTTTCATTCTCTTGATTTGCAGGATTACTCACTCGTGCACAGTAAGCCATATGCTTTTCTGCATCTGGAGTAACACTAATGAGTTTTACTTCTGGTTTCATAAACTCAAATTCTGTTTTTTCAATAGTCATCTAAATCACTATCCTCAAAGATTTCATCGTAGTCAGCAAGATGAGGAGCAACTTCCTCATAGTTTAGGTAAGAACCTGTATCAGAATACACTTCCGACTTCAAACAGTCAACAAGAGATTCTAAGTTCCTTATGATTAACTTAAGCTTTTCTTTGTCCATCTCATTGAACCTCAACAAAGGTATTATAGTTAAAAAAAAGAGGGGTGTCAAGACCCCTCCGACTTAAATATTCTTTCAAACCATTCCACCAGATGAACTTGATAACAAGACCAATAACGACACCCACGATATGTTAAAAGATAACAAGCAGGTGGTCTATTGTCCCTATCCATATCATCATGATGGTAATGGTAATGTTGCATCACTTCTTACCAACAAGTTGTGCAATAGATGCTTGGTGACGACGAGTTTCTTTTTGCTTTTGTTCTTTAATCAGTTGAAGTACATTAAGTTTCTTCATTTGTGACCCTCCTTTACAAACTTAACACCACGATAGGTTTCGTTGTATTGTTGGGGTTGCTGCATCATCTGTTGTTGATATGCGATACGCTTTTCGGTATCATACTCAACACCACGATAAACTAATTTAGACATTGGGGTTTCCTCCAGAATGAGAGTTTTAATTCCCGTTCCTTTGGGCGGTTTGCGTCCTATTAAGGATGAACGATCCGTTCCGCCGTCCTACTTGCGTCCCTTGAGGGATGAACGTAAGGTCATTATAGACCCATCAACCTAGTTATACAAGTAAGTTTGTAAAATGTAATACCATTTTATTATTTCTTAATCTCTCTGTCTCCAATCGTCTGGTTTATCTCCAGTGAAGAAATCAATAATATCATCAGCTCCATTAAATCCTGTACGATGATTTGATGGATCAGGATCTCCAAGATCCAAAGCATTCATAAATCCATCAAGACTATCTTCAGTCATATCAGGACTTGCAGCACGTCGTCTTGCCTGCCTCAAAATAGTTGCAGCAGAACGATTTGATTTGGCAAGTTTTTCTGCCCAAATCATTTCACTTAACTCTACTGATTCGCCTGTGACAATTCGTTCGCAGATTGCTTCTAGGCGCAAACGATATTGAGTAGAGAGCATAGAATTCTCCAGATATAGTGTATTTAGTTAACGCTCAATATAACTCAGAGTATGATTCTGA